TGTTTATGTACTGAAGAATATGATGGTTCTTCATGGACAGCAGGTGGTGCTTTAATTGATGGCCACAATAAAGCAGGAACAGCAGGAACTATAAATGCAGGATTAATATTTGGAGGTGAACCTCATCCATCTTACTCATCTTGTACTGAAGAATATGATGGTACATTATGGTCTACTGGTGGTGCTTTAATTCAAGCTAGATATGGTATAGGAGGAGAAGGAACCCAAAATGCTGCCCTAGCACATGGGGGTAGAAACTATTTTGGTGGTGGTCCTTCAGTTACAATTTATAGTTGTACAGAAGAATATAATGGTACTTCTTGGGGAACAGGTGGTGGTTTAATTGCGGCAAGAGAATCAAGTATGGGTGCAGGAACCCAAAATGCTGCTTTAGCTGCAGGTGGAACAGATGAATATACTGCATGCCAAAATACAGAATTATATGATGGTACTTCTTGGTCATCAGGTGGTACTATGATTTCGGCAAGAGCATGTAGTGGAGGTGGAGGAACACAAAATGATGCAGTACTTTTTGGTGGATTTTGCTCCATCTCAGACTTAACAGAATTATATGATGGTACCTCTTGGTCAGCTGGTACAACTATGCCTTCATGCAGATATAGTATGGCATCTACTAATAATTCTTCAGCTAATTTAAGTGTAGGTGGTGGATGTAATAGTCAAAACTTTTTAAGTGTAACTGAAGAATACAATCTTCCATTAAATTTATGTAATACATTCGACTATTCTAATACAACTGGAGATGTATCAGCAACTGGATCATTTACTGGATCGTTTGTAGGTGACGGATCGGGACTAACTGGAATTTCTGGTGGTGGAGGAGGAGGATTTCCTCACACCGGATCTGCTATTATATCTGGTAGTTTAGAAAATACAGGTAGTGCGGGATTTGCACACTTACAATCTCTTCCTGGTTCCTGGTCTACAGGTGGGTCATTAATTAATAATAGAGCATGTTCAGCTGCGGGAGGAACTCAAAATGCAGGTATATTAATGGCTGGTACTAATAACTGGAATTTTAGTACATGTACTGAAGAATATGATGGTAGTTCATGGGCTACTGGAGGTTCTTCAATTGTTGGTAGATCATGTCATGCTGGGGATGGTACCCAAAATTCTGCCTATATAGCTGGTGGGTGTACAGATACTCCCACTTGGATGGCTATTTGCTCTGTTGAACATTATAATGGTTCTTCATGGTCAAGTGGTGGTAACCAAATCAATACTATGTTTGTATTTGCTGGCTCGGGAAATGAAACAGCTGGATTAACTTTTGGTGGATGTGAATATAATGTTTGGAATATAGTTACTAAGACTGAAGAATATGATGGTACAACATGGACTACAGGTGGTTCTTTAAATAATTGTAGAATGTGTCTTGCTGGAGGAGGAACTCAAAATACTACAATGACAGCAGGTGGGTACAATTTGACCCCAAATTATACCCATGGTTACACTGAAGAATATGATGGAACTTCTTGGTCAACAGGTGGTTCGTTAATTAACGCACAACAATCAAATGCTGTAGCAGGTAATAGTAGTGCTGGAATATCAGCAGGTGGAATGGATGAAAACTATAACTGTAGTACCTGTACTGAACAATATAATGGAACTTCTTGGAGTTCAACAGGTGCCATGATTACTACTAATGCATGTCAAAGAGCAGGTGCCGGAACTTCAAAATGTATGTTAGTTGCGGGTGCATATACTCCTATAGGTCATGATACTTGTACTGAAGAATTTACAGAACCTGATCCGTATTTTAGAACAACTTTATCATTTAATGGAACTACAGGAAATACAGTTGCCACGGGATCATTTACAGGATCATTTGGAGGTACAATGACTGGATCATTTGGTGGAGATGCTACTAATTCATTTAGATCTGGTAGTCTTCTTCCCACAGTAGGTCATACAGTATTATCAGGTAGCTCAATTATATTAGGTGAAACAGGTGGTATTCAAGGAAGTGGATCTCTTTCAACAGGTTCTTTGCAAGTAACTGGTAGTGTAGAATATTCATTTTTAAATTCAAGTTTAGGAGGTAGTTATATATGGTCATTAGCTCCTGCAATTACAAATAATGTTTTAAGATATCGAGGAGGAGCGGGTGCTCAAAATGCTGCACTAGCATTTCTTGGTAATTGTCCATCTCCATATGGTCAATATAATTGTAGTGAAGAATATAATGGTTCATCTTGGAGTAATGGTCCTTTTTTAATTAATAGTAGTGAAAATTCTAATGGGATGGGATCTCAAACTGCTGCCTTACAAGTAGCAGGATACCCATTCTCAGATACTGAACATTATAATGGTGTATCGTGGGCTTCTGGTGGTACCTTGATTAATAACAATATGAGATTAAGAGGAACTGCGGGAACCCAAAATGCTGGTGTAACTTTTGGAGGACTTATTAATTATAGCCCATATTCAAGATATAATTATACTGAAGAGTATGATGGTTCATCATGGAGTAGTAGTGGTGGTTTAAGCAATAATATAGATAACATGATGTTTGCAGGAACCCAAAATGCTGCTTTAAGTGCAGGTGGTGATCCTGGGAAACTTACATCTACTGAACATTATAATGGAACATCTTGGTCCTCAGGAGGTTCATTACCTAGTGGAGAATGTGGTGGTAGAGGTTCAGGAACTCAAAATGCTGCTTTCAATACGGGAGGAAATAGTAATTCACCAACGTATTCCTATCTAGGAACTGTTATATATGATGGAACATCTTGGTCTGCAGGTAATAACATGCTTACTGGATACCATGGTGGTAATACTTCAACAGAAGGAGGACTTGGTGGTGCTACAATGTTTGGTGGTTATTGTACTGCAAATTACCCTTACCAGAGTAACTGCACTTATAGTATTGATCCACAAGGACAATTTCAACAAACATTCTCTTATTCAGGAGCAACTGGAAAAACTACAGTATCTTGTTTAATTGAAACCTCAGCTGAGAGATATAAAGATAATATCCAACCAATGGAATCTCAACTTGATAAAGTAATGCAATTAAAACCCGTTGAATTTAATTGGAAATCAACAAAAGCACCCGATATTGGTTTTACAGCAGAATCAGTAAAAAATCTTTACCCAAATTTAATATCTGAAAAAGATGGTAAAATAGAAGGTATGAATTATACTAAATTAGTATCTGCACTTGTAAAATCAATTCAAGAACAACAAGAACAAATTAATGATCTTAAAACAAGACTTGATAATAATAATTAAAAATAATATATTTATAATAAAATAATTTAATCATGGCACTAAAATATTACCACGCTACAAACACAGGAAAAGGGTTTATTACCCATGCTGAAAACGAAGTTGCTCATGTTGCAGGACATCCTGGTGAAGTATGGACTACAGAAAATACTTCTTGGGCATCTAGAGTAGGAGCTACTGAAAAAACATTTTCTGAAGCACAAACACTAGTATCCGCTTCTATTTCTGGTTCTTTTATTACTGAAGGACCTAATAGTGGATCGGCAGTAACATATTCTCTTCCTGAAGCATAATTTGGAATACTAAAAATAAAGTTGTATATTAATTCATAAACTAAAGTTATAAACATGACTAAAGAAAAAGATCTAGTCGTAACAGAAGACTTAAAACCTATATTGAGCGTTCTCAAACAAGAGGATGCTCAATCTATACTTCAATTAAAAGAAGAACTTACTGATAATTGGACTAAAAAACAAATTTTCCGTACTGAAACAGAGATGCGTATTTCAGTACTTAATGATGGTAAACATCCAACTGCCGCTTCAAAATATTGGCAATCAGTAAGAGAAATGTCTGCTCATTTTGATGCTTTAATGGGTCTTTCATTTGATATGCGTCGCGCTGCTTTAAGACGTGAAAAGCTAGAAGCAAAAATGCAAAAGGCAATTGAGGAAGGAGATGATTTTAAACAAAGAAAAATTCAAATTGATTTAGATGAAAGTTTGTATGGCAGAGCTAATATGGAACAAGTAGCACATGATCGTGTTCGTGAATTAAAAACTTGGTCTAAATTAAAAGATGAATTAGATGATGGTACATTTGATACTAAAGATGTAAATACCCATCAAGCTACTTCTTATCGTTTAGCATTAACTAATAGGGCACAGGCTTTAGGACCAAATGCAGGCCCGGCTGAAGTTATTAATGCTGTAGGACCACTTAAAACAGTAGAAAGGTTGCAAAAACAAGATGGTAATTTATTAAGCTTTAAGGAAGCAAAACTTCAATTGCAACAATCTACAGAACAAAAATAATATATGTTTCTGTATCGTAAAGAAAATGCCTTATCGCCTGAATTATGTCAAGCATTTATAGATAAATTTGAAGCATCAGATGAAAAAACACCTGGTGTTTTATATGGACCCGAGGGAGAAAGTTCTGATTCAGGTAAAAAATCTACTGATATAACTTTCCATCCTGGGTATTTAAAACATGATACTTGGGGTCCTTTACTCCAAAATTTAGTTGATATAATTGAAAAATCTCAAAATGATTATTCTTTAAGGCACCAATATGCTATGGAAAAAATGGATCCATTTAGAATTTGGTCCCATTTTAATATGCAACGTTATCTTCCTGAAGAAGGTTTTTCTACTTGGCATTGTGAAAGAGCAGGATTAAAACATTCAAGTAGAGTATTAGTATGGATGGTATATTTAAATGATGTTACTGACAGGGGAGAAACAGAATTTTTTTACCAACATCATTTTGAAACCCCAAAACAAGGTAAATTATTAATTTGGCCTTCAGATTGGATGTATTTACATAGGGGTGTACCTTCACCTACACAAACAAAATATGTTTTAACAGGATGGTTTTGCCACCATAAATTAGAAGAAAATGAGTAATTTCCCACTTATCCCTTATAATAATTTTCAACCCCAATCAAATTGGAATACATTTTATTATTATAAAAATGTATTTAGTGATCAAATGATTAAAGAATTAACTGATATGGTTCATTCTAATTATGAATTTTCAAAAGGTAAAACAGGAACTGAAGAAATGGGGAATGTTACGGATTCATATAAAACTAATAATAGGGATATAGCTTATATTCGCCCTGAAAAACATTCTCAATGGTTATATGAATTGTTATTTCCAATGGCTGTAGAGGCAAATCAAAAAGTATTTCACTTTGATATTGATATTGTTACTGATCCTATTCATTATGTAATTTATCCTGAAGATGGAGGACATTTGGATTGGCATATGGATATAGGAGCATATAGTGTTAATAAACGTAAATTAGCTATGACTGTTCAATTATCAGATTCTAATGACTATGAGGGTGGTGATTTTGAAATTTGGTTAGGTGGTAAAGATAATTTTTTAACTGTACCAAGAGAAAAAGGAGATGTAGTAGTATTTCCTGCTTTTTGTATGCATAGAGTAAAACCAATTACAAGAGGAGAAAGACGTTGTTTAGTATTTTGGACTGGCGGACGTCCCTTTAGATAAAATAAAGTTATGGAATTTAAGGTTTTTGAAAGGTTATGGTGGGCAACTCCGGTTTGGGAATGCCCCGTAGAAGATATTGATAATAAACCAATAGTGGAATATTGTTATAAGGTTAAAAATGAAAAACCTGGTGTCAATATATCAAATAGGGGTGGATGGCATAGTGGAGAACTTATTACCCCTATTCCTTCATCACTTGAGCAATTATTTAATGAATTAACTGTATTTGTTAATGATGTACCGCGGCGCTACATGGGTACATCAAATTTAATATTAGGAAATTGGTGGATAAATATTAATGGTAAATACGATTATAATGAACAACATGACCATCAAAATAGTGTATTAAGTGGTACATATTATGTTCAAGTTCCTGAAAAAAATATGGGGAATTTATTGTTGCATAGAGGAGATAATGCCGAATTTTTCTTGACTTCTAAAGTAGAAAGGGAACAAACAATGGCTAATGCAATGACGGTACCATGTATTACTAAGGAATCTATGTTTTATTTATTCCCCTCTTGGGTTAAACATTCAGTAGAGAGAAACAATACAGATTCGGAACGTATATCTATTGCTTTTAATTTCGTGTCTCCCAACCAATAATTTTATACATTAAGGATAATGTCTGCAGAAATACATCCAATTTTTCCAACTGCTCTTTATGTAAACACATATGAGGGAGATACTAGCGAGGTAGTAAAATATTTTGATGCTCAACCAATGAATCGTGCCTCTCAGGCAGCATATGGGGAAATATCTAAAAATTCATATATTATAGATCATCCTGTTTGTAAGTCTTTAAATAATTTTTTTATGAAATGTTTTGAAGAATATGCAACTGATATAATGCGTTACAAATATAAAAAATTAGAATTTGCACAATCTTGGTTAACATATAAACAACCTGGTATGTTTCATAAAGCACATACCCACCCAAATACTTTATTGGCCGGGGTATTTTATTATGATGTTCAACCTAATGATTCTGCTATATGTTTTTCTAAAGAAGTAAGATCATTTAATCGTTCATACTTTGAACCAGCATTATTAGATGATTATCAAAAACACCCATTTTCTCAAGAAGAAATATATTTTACACCTAAACAAAATAATTTTATTATTTTTCCATCATGGTTAAGTCATGGTGTACCACCTAATAGAACTAATAGAGTAAGAAAAGCACTTGGTGTAAATGCTTTAACTAAAGGTACTTTAGGAGAACAGGAAACAATATCAGAAATAATATTTGGTCGTTATGCATGAAGAAAAAATTAAATATGAAGTAATAGAGTTATTCCCCACTCCAGTATTTACTACCCAATTACCCGAATCTTTTGGTTATTTAACTGAATTTTTTTATAAACAAGAAATGGCTGGTGATAGTAAAGAAGAGGGAGTAGATGTAGCTAATTATGGGGATAGATCATCTAATTCTTATCTTTTAGATGAACCTGAATGTAAAGGTTTAAAAACTTTTATTTTAGGAGTAGCTAAAACTTATGGAGATATGTTAGCTTATGATTATAAATCCTATAGATTTGGCCAATCATGGTTATCCTATAAACATCCAGGACAACATCATACACAACATACCCATCCTAATAGTTTAATTTCGGGAGTATTTTATTTTGGCCAACCAGAGGAAAAAACTCCAGCAATTAGATTGCATAAAATGATGGGTGGATTTAATACATCATATATTTCTCCTAAAAGAGTTAATGATAAAAGAAATTTAAAATATGCTTGGGAACATTTTGATATTCAATTTAATCCTGGTTTGTTTTTAATGTTTCCTTCTTATTTACATCATTCAGTACCCTTAAATAAATCAAAAACTACACGTTGTAGTGTAGCATTTAATATTGTACCCGAAGTAGGATTTGGGGAAGAAGGTAGTTTAACTGAATTAAAATTTTAATATGCAACAAGGATATACTTACCAACCTAAACAAATAATTACCCAATCAGAAAAAACAAAACCTATTTCTGAAGGAAAAAATTTTATATGGCATATTCAGGGTGGTTTAGGTAAAAATATTGCTGGTACCGCTTTAATTAAAGATATTAAAACTAAATATCCTGATCGCAAATTAATAATGGTTACTTCTTGGCCTGAAGTATTTTTAAATAATTCAGATGTGGATAGAATATTTCAATTGGGTCAAGCTCCATATTTTTATGAAGATTATATTGAAGGAAAAGATGTAATTATTTCAAAACATGAACCATATAATCAATCAGACCATATTACTAAGAAAAAACATTTAGTACATAATTGGTGTGATTTAATGGATATAGAATATAAAAAACAATCCCCTGTTATTTTACCTAATTACCCTCAAGGTATGCTTTTAGGATTATGGGATAGACCAAAACCTATAATGGTAATTCAATCTGGAGGTGGACCTATGGAAGGCCAAAAATATTCATATTCCTGGACTAGAGATATGCCTATAGAAATAGCTCAGGAGATAGTTAAAAAGTATTATCAACAATACCATATTATTCAAATAACTAGACCAAATGGTTATAAATTAGATAATGTAGAAAGATTAGATCAAAAAATGTCTAATATGGAATTATTTTCTTTAGTAGTAAAAGCAGAAAAACTTGCTTTAATTGATTCTTGTTTACAACACGCTGCGGCTGCTTTAAATAAAAAATCTACAGTATTATGGGTAGGTACTTCACCTAATGTATTTGGTTATAATTTACATACTAATTTAACGGCAAAATTACCTAAAAAGGCTAACCAACTTATAGGTTCTTATACTTTTGATTATCAATTTGAAAATAATATTCATGAATGCCCTTATATGGATGTAAAACAGATATTTGACATAAATACAGTATTAAGTTCTATTTAATAAACCATATTTATCATATATAATATGATATGGCTTTTTTACTAAATACATCTTTTTCAGGAAGTTCTTCTCCAAATTTTAATTTAAGTGAATCTGCATTTAATACTTCTAGTGGAGGATACTTATGGTGGAATAATTCAAATAGTAAATTTGTATTTTGTGGTAGTAGTGACTTTAGTAGTTATCTTCCTACACCACCATCATATGATTTAGAATATCTTGTTGTTGCCGGTGGCGGTGGAGGTGGCCCTGGTAGTGGTGATGGTGGAGGTGGAGCTGGTGGATATCGTTCATCTGTAATAGGAGAATCTAGTGGAGGTGGATCCACAGCTGAAAGTACTATATGCATTCAAGATAATACTGCTTGGACAGTAACTGTAGGATCAGGAGGAAGTGTTTTCACTAATGGGGATGATAGTACCCTTACTAATGGTACCTGTACTATAACCTCTGATGGAGGAGGAGCAGGAGGAGATTGGGGTCCTTGGAATGTTGGTAGAGCAGGTTGCTCTGGGGGATCAGGTGGAGGAGGATCTTCAGGTTGGTCTTCTAGTCCTGGAGGTGGTGCCCATACTGCGGATCAAGGATGCCCTGGTGCACCTGGTAGTACTTGGTCTTCTTTTAGTGATCGTGACTATAATTCTGGTGGTGGGGGTGCAGCTGGTAATACAGGATGTAGTGCAACACCACATAAATCGGGAAATGGGGGAGATGGATTACAATCTTCAATCACAGGAACTCCTACTTATTATGCAGGAGGTGGAGGAGGTGGGATATATGCTGAAGGATCACCTGGTTCAGTAGGAGTTGGTGGTCAAGGAGGAGGAGGCACAGGAGCAGGTGGTGGTGCTGGGATGTCTTCGGGACAAAGTGGTATCCAATCTTCAGGAGGAGTTAACACTGGTGGAGGTGGAGGAGCTGGTTGTACTGGTGGATCTGGGATAGTAATAGTTAGATATTGTGGCTCTTCAGCTTGTGCTACAGGAGGGACGATATCAACTAGCGGCCCTCATATAGTTCATACATTTACTGAATCAGGTTATTTTACCCCAACATTATAATATTATGGCATATTTTGCAAGAGTAGTTAATGGTACAGTAACAGAAGTATTAAAAGGTAGTCAAGAATTTTTTGATACTTATAAAAGTGAAGAAGAAGGACAATGGATACAAACTTCTTATAACACAAGAGAAGGAATACACTACCAGGCAAATTCAGATAATCCTTCTGAAGACCAATCTAAAGCATTAAGAGGAAATTTTGCTGGGGTAGGGTGGAAATATGATAGTGAATTAGATGTATTTTACAAACCTCAACCCCATACATCTTGGACTTTAAATACTAGTTCATTTAAATGGGAACCACCTGTACCTAAACCTACAGGATCATTTGGAGGATTATATTATTGGAATGAAATTAATCAAGAATGGCTACATATTAGCTCATCAAATATATTATAAATGGCAGAATATTTAAATACCGCAGTAACTGGGTCATTTACTTTACCTTTATTTGTATCAACATCTTCAGCTAATACAAGTTCAGTTGGTAGTTTATTTTATAATTTAGAAGAAAATAGAGTATATTATACTTGCTGTCAAGCAGGAAGTAATGCCTGGACTTCTGCTGCAGCACAAATTACTCAAAAACTTTATGGAAACGCAGTAGGAACAGCTAATGATGCTTTTTCAGCAGCTGGGGGTGCTCCTGGTACTATATATACAAATGATACACAAGAATATAATGGTATTTCTTGGTCATCAGGGGGAAATTTACTATTTGGAAAAGTAAAAGGAGGAAGGGCAGGAACTGGAACATCTTCAGGCTTAGAAATTGGAGATAGATGCTCTGGTGCTCCTGGTAAATTTGTTTGTTCTGGTAAAACCCAACATTATGATGGTACTTCTTGGACAATAGGTGGAAGTATGTCTTATAATAGATATGGTTTAGCAGGTAATGGTGTTGAAAATGCTGCTTTAGCATTTGGGGGTGTAGGACCATCATATTCCGTTCAATCTGCAACCCAAGAATATGATGGAAGTAGTTGGTCAAATGGAGGAAATAATATTAATAAAAGACAATATTTTACTTCGACAGGAACACAAAATGCAGCTATATACCAAGGTGGAAGACAATTTGTATCACCATATTGTGCTAGAGTAGAATCATCTACATATAATGGTACGGCATGGTCTTCAGGACCCAATGGAATTACAGCTAAAACATCTCATGGTTCTGCGGGTACAACTAATGATACTTATATAATAGGAGGAAGCACTCCCTCGGGGGTAACTTGTGTTGTAGAAACATTTGATGGTACCTCTTGGTCAACTTCTCCACTTAATTTACCCTCAGTTTGGTATACAGGAGGTGGGGATAATGCCAATGGATCAGGTAATGCCATAGCATTTAGTGGTTGGGATAATTGTAATTCATTAGCAGTATCTTATGTACTCGAAAATACACCAGGAGGAATTGGTACTACTATATTAGGGGCATATGCTTCAGGATCAAATACTTTATTATCATCTTAATTATGGCATTTTTACAAGACTTATCAATTAGCGGTTCATTTTTTGTAGGTACATCTTCTGCCGAATATAAAACAACAGATCCTGGAACTTTATTCTGGTGTGATAATGAAAATAAAATGTACTATAGCTACTATTCTGGTAGTTGGCCTAGCTCTTTCTTTTCTGGAAGTACTTTTTTAGAGGAAAATTTATATGGTGGTACTTGTGCTTTTACATGTCAATTAGTTCCTTATGTAGCAGCTCAACCCGGGACATGCGCTTATTCGTCAATCACAAATATATCAACAGGTAGAGCTTGGGGTGGTGGAGCAGGAGCTACTGGTGATGCTACAGTAATATGGGGTGGTTATATAAATCCTTCAAGTCAATGTGTTCAATGTACTGAAGAATATAATGGCTCATCTTGGTCTGCTGGTGGTGCTTTAATTAGAAGAATGTACCATCAAGAAATATCAGCGGGAACTGCTGATGCGGCCATATATTTAGGGGGTTATTGTGCTCCTGCTTATAGATGTTGGATGGAAACTTATAATGGTTCTTCATGGGCAACTGGTCCTAATTCTCCTTCTAACCAAACTAGAGGATCAGGAGCAGGAACAACAAATTCTTTTATAACAGCAAGAGGATATGTAGCACCCTCTTATTTATCCACTTCCCAAATATATAATGGTTCATCTTGGTCATCAAATACTTCTGTACCCGGAGGAGGTTCACATCAACCAGGAGGAGCAGGAGAAAGTTCAGATAGTGCTTCTACTTTT